TATTCGCTAATCTTTTTTAGATGTTCTGAAACTTTGTCCATTCCCGTGTAAATATACGGTGTCGTGACACCCAATTTTTTGAGATGCGTCAAATCAATGTCGCAACTAATTTTAAGTTTTAGAATTTTTTTGATGGGATGCCGAATGAGTATGTTATCTAACAAAACAGGAACGTTATCTTTGTATTGAATTATCGGAATATGATTTTTAACATCATCAAAGTTTAAGCCAAATAATAAAAACGCGCCTTTTTGCCCGTAAATTCGCGTGTTGGTTAATTTTGGTTTGACAAATTGTGCTGAAAAAATGTGTTGCGGGTCGATGATGTGTGAAAAATAGCCTTTTTCTTCTTTGATTTCATGCAGTAAAAAATCGGTGCTTTTGTAACTTTTGTATTCCTCAATTTTGTTACTTTTTAGCATTGCCTTTTTTGCATCGTCTGCAATTGCACGTTTTGATTTTTCACGAATGTCGTCGTTATCTAAAGGCAACTTGGCTAAATTTGAGATTACGCTCACAGCATCTGAATCGTAGTATTTGATTTTGTCGTTTGCGACGGCTGTGACATAAACAATTGCATCGTCACACGTTTTTCTTGTTGCCAAAGCAAAATATAATGCCGTTAAAGCATCTTCACTGAAATCAATTAAGCGTGTCGGTGCTAAATAATGCTGCATTCGACTTAATTTATCGAAAGCCGATCTGTCTTCGATGAATTCATGATTGTTAAATCGCTGCATTTCACGATAAATGAAATGTTCTTTTTTTAAGTGATTCAAGTTTCTGTAAATAGATGGCTGGAATGCGGTATCTTTGAAATCTTCAGATTCACCTCTGAAATAAACGGTGTAATTTCCTTCGTATTCAAAATCAAGAACTTTTTGCATAAATTCTGGAATTGAATTCACTTTTTCTTCTTTTATTTCTTCGATGATATTGCTCATAAATTCATAGCCTTTTTAGGTTCAATTTAAATAATTACAGTTCGAGCATAAACCACACCGATGACAGGTTGTGTCATCCTGAAAAATTATTCATCTTTGTTCAAATAATCGCGCAGTTCTTGAAACAAATGATGGCGTAATTCATTCGGGCTAATCACTTGGACATTCGGCAACCAATATCGAATTAGTGGCAAAATCTGGTGGTCGTGAGCAATCCGTGACGATACAATCAAACTGCCATCTTCCAAGGTTTTGTCGATTTGTTGATTCGGTAATAAATCGCGGCGTTTGAAATACTGCGCGACAGAACTATCGATTTTCAAAACCACTTCGCGTTTATTTTCGGCAAACCAGATGCTATCTTCTTGCTCGATAATTTGATGAGTTGCCGCGTCTGGCTTGAACGTGTCGCATTCGATAACGATGCCTTTAAGCTGGGTAAAACAAAACGCTTTCAGCACATTTTCGACTTTCGCAGCGAGATACCAAATCGCTTTGTGATTCACAAGTTTGTACGGTTCAGCACGATAAGTTTTTTCTTTGTATTCAAATTGAACGAGGCGATGTTGCAAAATTGCTTGTTCGAGTTGTTTAAATTCGTGGCTTTTTTTCGATAAATCTTCGTAATGATGCCCTTTGACCAAATAGGCTTGCGAAATGCGCGAATCAAAAAGCTCACGCAAAAAGTCATCTTTTAATTTTGGAAATAACGCTTTGATTCCCGATAAACAGGCGAAGCGTTCAACATCTTTGAGATTGAGTTTGCCTAAATAAAACGATTCGAGATAAAACAAATTGCCATCTTTTCGCAATGGTAAATAAGCGAAGCGTTCCAGCAAATCACGTTGAATGGTGCGAACGGTGACATTGAATTCGAGAGCGAGTTCTTTTGGGTCAAGTTTTTCGCCTTCATTCAATTTTTTCAGAATTTCAGTTAAACGAACGGCGGTTTTATCGTGTTCAGTGGTTTTGGTCATGGTGATTTTCAGTGGATTTGAAAGAATGATAAAAACAATAACACGCGGTGACGACAGGTTATGTCATTTTGAAAAATATTAAACCTAAATTTTCACCTAAATTTATAATCTGTTGACCACTAATTTCTGCCTCTAACAATTCGCACTGGTCAACGTCTATTCTGCGCCATCTTCTAAAAATCAAATTACAATTTCACTCTGCGTCAAATTCGGCGCAGCGTTTTCAATTCTGCCTGCGCGAACATAATACTTTGCCCCTGTCGTACCTGTGCCACGCACGCTAATAACGCCACCGTCGATTAAAGTCATCAACGACGTTTGTCCATCGGTATGTGAAAGTGTACCAACCAGCAATGGGTCTCGCGGCAAAATTTGCTTGAAAACAGACCAAACATTAGCCGTTTCCTCGCCAATTTGTATCGTTTGCCAGACCTCTTTCAAATTCGCGGTAATGGACACTGAGTTCACGATTCCGTGAAACAGCGAGCCACTGACATTAACTCGAACCAAGTCGCCGACATTCGCCAGCGGCATATCGGTTGTGTTCATTGGTAGCGTGAATGATTGTAGTGATGGCTGCGTGAATTGCCCCGCCAAGATTCGCTCACCCAACGCCCGACACCCAATCGCGTCAGTCATTAGTGAGTTCGTGAGCGTTTGCGATAATCGTCCGCCGTCCGTTCCTGTTAAACGACACCAGCCAATCACGCCACCGACTTCACCACCGTGAATATAAACGCCGTTTGCTTGCGCGGGGATAACTGCCCGATAAGTTAGCGATTGCAACGCGCTGTCTGGGATTACTAAGTTTGGTATTGCCTCGCCGAACTGCCACGGAAGGACGGGGTAGCGTGGCGCGATTTTTAATGTTCGACTGTTTCGGGATGGAATAACGATTGCACCGATGTCGGCGGCAATTTCAGAAATAACCTGTATCGGCGTTTTTGCGGTGTAAGAAAAAGCCCCAGCAGGGACGTTCCAATTTTGAGTCTGCCAATCAATCGTCCAGCCGTTCGGAAGTTCTAATTCAGCTAATTGCTGCACAGTAAATAAGTCAACCTGTGTGGCGGAACGTGGTTGTAAAAATGGTGGCGCGAGTAACGCGGATAAACTGTGTCCCGACAGTCCGATTTCGTCTTTTGCAAACGTCTTTGTGTGAGTGGTTTTTTCTGCCAACACACGCCACTCGAACCCGTTAATTGTGATAATTATTTCGACAGGCGTGTCACCCGTTGAAACCAAAAGCGGCAATTGGTCAACGTCCAGCAGCTTGCAGCTAAATTGCCACGTCCATGAATCCGCGTCGAGCGAAAGCGAAATGTCAGCCACGTTTAGCGGCGTTAAATCCGTTAATGTTGCTGTAATGGTGTGTTTCATTTGATAAACCGTACTCGTTGGAATGGTGAAGGTTACGACGTTGGTTGGCGGCAACGGTGGACGGGGCGGGTCGATAATCGTGCCACCGCCATCACCGAATACTTGCCGCTGGCTATAAAGAACCTTTGTTTTTTCAAATTTGAAACACGACTTACGCCCCACTGGCGTTGCTTTTTTAGTGCTGACGGTTGTCGATAAGCGATAGCCGCCACGCTGTACTGATTCGGTCAGTTGCTTTTTTGCATCGGTGAATGGATAAACAAAATCTGGCGAAGCAATGTAATTTAAAACGCTGTCAAAAATGGTGCGAATCGTTGTCACAGGCTTAACGTCAATCAATCCCAAGTCAAAAGCAGTCGTATTTGAAACGCTTGAAGCCAAGTTAAACGCAACGGGTGATACAGCTTGATAAATGGATTCGGTCAGCGAAAAACTACGCGACGTTGGTTGGACTGCAATCGTGAAAACGGTTGCTGGCGTGTACCAATACTGCGGTGGCATTTGTTTGTTGAGCGAAACATTAAAAACGTATGTGGCATTATTCACATCTTCGACCACAACAAAAAACGCTGAACCAATGGGAATCAACTGCTGCAAATCTGCGTTTGTTTTTGAATTGAGAGGTAACGCTGTTTCAACGACTGATGATAACGCCACATTTTTTGGAATAGCCTGCTCATGTTTAAAGCTGGTTTTCGCGCCGATTTGAAGTGTCAAATATTGCAATGACACTTTTTCAGTTGATATTTTTAACGTGTTTTGCTCAGTCGATGTCGTTGTTTCGCGGATTTGGTTTGTTGTGTCCTGGCGTGCCGCGACAGAAACAACATTTTTCACTGCGTTGGATTGCAAAAACGACGTGTTTAGTCGTGCCGACTTTGTGGTTTCCTGTTTTGAATTCACGCCACTGAAAAGCGAGCGATTTACATTTGAATCATAGTTTCCATGCAGGTAGCCTACACAATCATCGAGTACGGCATTCAATGCTCCAAAGTTAGCCGTTACCTTGCAACTAAAAGTACCAGCCGCGTCGTCGAGCTGGGCATTGAAAGTCCCAATAGCGGGATTTATTGCCTTGCACTCAAAAGTACCAATGACATCATCAAGTTGTGCGCGGAATAATCCAATAACGGTTGCTGGTGGCAATCCAGCACCAAAGTTAAACGAAACAGGTAATTTTGGTGGATTAACGCCTTCGTATAAGTCAAATTCAATATCGTAGAATTGAAACTTTGTCGGACTACTTGACGCGGTGTAGCCCGACAAAAACTCAAACGAAACCCTTTTACCAGGCGGCGTGTAAGACATTAGGCTGGCGTAAGTTTGTCAAAGATTTGCGCGTTAAACGGCTGTTCAGTCATTGCCACAGCGTAATAATCTGCGACATTACGATTCAAACCACATTTGAACAAAAACACGCCGTCTTTATCAGTAAATGTTGATTGAATCAACTGTCCAGACTTTCTGTAATACAGATTCACTCGTGACTTTATTTGCAGCACTCCAAGCACCTTTACTGTTCCAGTAATTACGCCACGGCGGTCTTCAAATAGGTTTAAATCAAGCCTTCCAAGCCACCAAGGCATGGGTTCTATAATTTCAACACTGCCTCTTTTTGGCATTTTAATTTTGGTAAAATCAATAAAAGGGTTAATTGTCATTTTCTTACCGCGATAGAACTCTTTCACAACATTGGTTGGAGTAATAGTCGCCACTTAAATCACCAGGTATCAGAGATTTCAAGGGCGCATTGCCCTTGTTGTAAATTAATAACCAGAAATCGCTTACCAGTAAAGTCCCCAGTTCCGATAATAATATCGCCAGTGTTGAAAGCGTAATGGTGCATTATGTTCCATAAGCCTGGCATAGTTCCTCGCACCCCTGACGCGCCTTCCGTTATTGTGATGTCGGATAGGTGTAATGCGCCATCTAACGGGCATGGGTAAGTATAGCCATTCATTCCAAAGACGGTCTGAAACCCCTCAGACCTAAATCCAACATTAACTGCCCCTCCAATTTGGGTGTAGGGTCGAGCCACGTCATGGTATGTAAGGTTCGCATTTGAATTTGATAAAGCGTAGAACTCTGGGGAGTGGTGGGCAGATGCAAAACACGCGATGGTATTAAACGCATCTCCCTGCCTCTTGGTCACAAAATCACCGAAAGCCATAACACATTGGTAAGAACCGTTGCTTGATGCTATGTATAACGTTTTTTCAGTAGCAAGAACATACCACCAAGTTGCAGATGCGTTGGCAGCCTTCTGAGGTGCGCGTCCATTACTAAATAATCCTGTACCTGTCATTATGTCAGTCATGCTTTCATACGCCTGGACAATTGGATCACTAGCAATAGCCCCTGCGCTAACCATCGTGTCATCAACCCGCAGGAACATTCCATTTGAACCTACACCTGTTTTGTACGCCGCAAGGTTCGTCCCAGAAAACGGCTTTGTCCAATTAGCAGGAGCAACTTTGGATGTAATTGTGCCTGTTGCTGGACTTGCTGGAGCGTTCAAAACGGGGTAAGTAAAGGTTGTACCATTCACCACGGTGATAGGAAAATCGCCGTTGTAATCAGATTGGGTTGCACCCGCAATGCGAACAAATGTGCCATCTTTTAGCGTGTGTGCAACAGGGGTTGTAACGGTTGCCAATCCAGTCGTGCTGGTAATCGTCACGCTTTGCGAGCCGTACCCATTCAATAAACACGCATCTAAAACGGCAATAAACGCCCCAGCCGCATTCGTAAGGGCAGGTGCGCCAAAATCGGTACTTCTAAAAAGTTTCACAGTCATGATATTTTTCTCATTGGAATTAAAGGGAATTGTGTGATGGGCTGGTTGAACCGCTCGACAACTTCCCATAGACATCTGCTGTCATGCGTGAAAATTTCGGGATTTATTGACCATGTGGGTTCGATTAAATCTGAAATTGCACCCACACGATTACGATAATAAAACGGTGTGGTTTGTGGATTAGTTGGAATAACTAACGAGCCTGATTTGTAATAACACCCCGCTTTCCAAGTGTCGCCGCATTCTTGCGATACAGTCACGCTGACGGCGTTTTGGTTGGGCATTAGGATTTTAGTGTTACCATTTTTGACAGATTTTTTGGTGATTAGTTCGCCATTCAAATCGTGAACGAAAACGTTGAACGATTGCGCGGCATTCGAGCCGTTTATCGTCAAATTAAGCGAATGCAAATCTGCTACAAAGTAGCGTGCTTCGCCTGTTTGCCAGCGGCTTTGCGCGTGTTCAATGTGAGCAATTGACCACTTAACGCCATTATCTGAAAATTCTAAACACCACGCTTTTGGAGCGGTTGCGCCTTGTGCTGCAAAGGAATACGCGCCGACGGTTGTAGCCGTTGTAAATTCAAACGTTTTTTCATGTGCAACAGCAGGCATTACGCCGCTAAAGCCCACGCCATTTGCAATCAAATTAAGCGTATGCGGACGTTCTGATAGCACAATCTCAGACAAACTAATCGTGTCGCCACCATTGTTATCCGTGAAAACGAACCTCCAGTATTTGTGCGGGTTCACAAGTTGCCCTCGGTTAATGAACCACTTGAGATACTGATTAACCCACCCGCTTGCACACTTAGATTGTTGAAAATCAAAATCGCGCTCGAACCCGTTACGCCGCAGTTCATATCCGCCACAAAGCCGCCGTCACCGTTCAAGATACGCGCCCAGCTAATTATTCCCGTGTTGTCGGCAATCGGGTCATCAGCAATCGGTTGAAACGTGACCACGCCTTCAATCGCAATGGCACACGGTTTTGACAACGTACAAGTACCAAGCAAAACTTGAGTGGTAATCGCCGCGCCTGTAATGGTGGGTTTCGTTCCCGAATAAAGTTTGATTGTTGCGGGTGTTGCGCCAGCATCAAGAGCTGAAATAATCGCCGTGGCTCTGGCGTTGCGTAGTGCTGTTGAAAAATTAAGCGACATTATCAATGTCCCCGCGAGCTTCGATACAGAAAGTAAAATCGGGGTCAGTTGCCGCGCCTTGACCAATGGACTGAATTAACCAAACAGGCGCATTGGCGGCGTAGGTGTTGAATCGCATCACGTTACCTGCTGACCAACCGCCACCCCAGCCACCCGACGGAATCGTGAAATAAGGCTGTGCTGTATTCGGATTGATGGGTGCGGTGTTAGTGTTGATATTTGCGCCTGTGATAATTTGCCCGACGTGTTCGCCCACAACGTTAAACAGTGACGCGGTGGTGAAAATCAGCACCCACCGTTCTTGAATCGCACTGTTGTTATCAACAACAATCGGATATTGCGTGCTGTTATATTGCGCCGCGACCGTTGAACCGATGACGCTGTCACTCCACACATTCGTCCAAGTTTGCTGGTCAAACGGTACGGATACACGCGCATAAATCGTACCGTTAATCACCGCGTTTGAAACGAGTGTATTTTGGATAGGGAAGGCGTGTGTCAAAGGTTGTGACAGCGTGAGTTGCCCAGTGATTTGAACGTCTGTGACCACGCCCATGTCTTCGATTCGGTCAACGATGGTGATGGGTTGTGAAACGCCTGAAAGGTTAATCCATGTCACTGTTCCCGCGTCTAAGTTCACGCTGTATCGGTCAACCGCAATCATGTTTCCAGCCGCATCTTTGATGACTACTTTCGCCAAACGAACTCGCCCTAAATTTGTCGTTGCACCATTTGAAAACGTCCCGACGGTGGTTTGGTCATTCAAAATTACCGCGACATCGCCTGTTGAATAAATTGGCACACGACCATCAGGCGGCAATCGCACAGGGTCAAGCCCTAAAATTGCGCTCGACAGTGGAATATAAACATACGACACGGCGTTATAAACAATCGTTTCTGCCATGACGTGAGCAGGCTTAAAGATGCGAGCATCCGCCCCAGAGCTAACGACCGCAAGAGCATCAAACCAGCTTTCGGCTTCGTGACCCGCTGGAATAATCCACGCGCCGAATCGGATTTGTGCCACGCCTGTTTCGTAATTGATAAAACCAGACATCGCGGCGGTGTTAATAACGCCATCGTTATCCGCTGTGGCGGTTAAATGCGCTCCGCCAGAAAATGCAGTCGCGCGAATTTGAAACGAACCTTGGCGAATGGGTGAAGTCGGCAAACGGAACGTCACCATGTCAACGGGTTGGATTGAAATGTCGGTCAGCAGCGAACTAAGCGTAACTGTTGGCGGTTGACCTTGCGCCCAAAAACTTAACGTTGCCACGCCTGTTGAATAATCAAGTGTTCCCGCAAACGTCCCCGCACCAGTGCCTGTGACAATATCGGTGTAAAGCTGACCGTTGCGGTCGATGTAAGTCTTCCCGCCTAATACAAACCGCACCGAGCCATAAACAATGGTTTCAGCAAAGTCAGGCGTGAGGTCGATTTTTATACTGGTCATTGTTTGTGTTTCGGTTGCCGTATTAGGCGAATCAGCAACCCGATAACTCACTTTCACCCAGCCAGAGTCGTCGCTTGGGTACGCATTCGGAACGTCCAGGTACAAGAACCCAGTGAAAACATCTCTAAAAGTATTAACCGTAGTGACTGTCGTTGAACTGCTTGAAGTGTTAGTCCCGCCTCTTGAGCTATCTCTCGAACCCGAAACGCTGGTGGAGGCGGTTGATGAAGAACCAACCAATAATTTTGTTCGCTGAGGAGCAGGTAATTTAACGACCGAATCGGGGTTAAATAACAGTGTTCCGTTAGCAAGGCTCACGGTCGAAATAGTTATAACCTTGTCTGTTTTTAGCTTACCTCCTTCTTCCGTAGCAATAACAATCGGGTCAACTGGGGTTTTCCAAGATGACGAACTTTCTGATGTGTTGGTGGTTGTTTCGGTGTAAGTGTTGATGAACGACAAATCTTGTATGGTGTTCCACTCAACCTGTAGCGTTCCAGGCAGGATGTTTTGGTCTGGGAGCGTTAAAGATAGCAGCCCTTCGGAATTTCGGGCGGGGTGAGTGAACTCTTTTACAATCGGTAAGCCAAAGGAATAATTGAACGTAAAAATTGTGCCATTGTTGGGTAGTACCGTTGGGTAAAATTCAACCAGCCCAGTGCTGTGTTTTATCTTTCCAGTTGCGTGTCCTGAAATCGTTCCATTCAAATCTGCCACCGCTGTTTTGGGTGTTACACCATCAGTCCAGGTGATTTTTAATGTGGTAGGTACGATTCCCGCATTTGCTAATTGCTGAGTTATTTTGGGGCTTGCGACAACTGTCGCTTGGCGATTAAATGTGTTCGATTTTTGCCCCCACGAAAAAATAATCTCACTATCAACGTCTGGCAACACGGCTGCTGTAATGGTTGCCGTCCCACTTTCGTAGTTCACCGTTCCGCTTCCAAGCCCAGGCTCTAACCCAACGATACCGCCCGCTGAATTGTCGCGTAATGAGTACCACTTTCCGAGCGCACGGTAGCTAACAGTCAAGCTGCCAGGGGCTGGTGACGGTGCTATATTTATCGACCAAATGTAGCCACGATTTGCAGCCGTTACGGCTAACGACGCTGTGTCGGCGATGCGAACTGGCGCAGCCGCTGGGGTGTATCCAACAGTTGTTCCACCCGACGACGACGGACAGGTTGAGGCGAAGCTAACCACGCCAGCAATATAATCAATCGTTCCAACGGCAGTTGTTCCAATTTTTACCTGCCCTGCGTCGTCCTTGAAAACCGTGCCAGCTACCGTAATATTTAGTGACCCTGGCTTGCATGGGTTTCCAAGGTGCATTGATTTACCAGCCCCAATATCGGTGCTGGTAAAAAATGAAAACGGTGCGCCAGATTCAACGATTGGCGTGGTGTAACCGCCTGCGTTCAAGTCCAATAGAGCCACTTCGGCTTGTGAGCTGGGGATGACTTGCGAATAAACGCTATCCACTTTGACCATGACATCACCCAGCGCGGCGACTGTATTTAATGGACGTGCGCTGTAGTATTTGGCGGCGTTAGCGACGACTGTCGTGTAAATGCGGGCATTTGGCGTTAGCGTGTCGTTTTTTGATATTTCTGCACCGACGTAATCAAACAGGAGTGGTGTCGCAACCTCAAAGGCAATGACGCGCTTTTGGAATGAATCAGTTCCCACTTGAAATGTTTGGAGAGCGTTCGTGTTTAATTTAACCACCCGAAGGTACTGGGACTGCCCAACGTTGAGCGTGTTTGAAATCATAAACACATCGCCAATTGCGGGGATTACATTCGACGACGGGTTCTGAAATAACGTTATCTGGCGGCTACCTGCATATTGCGTTGACCAAACAAAACCCTGATACACAGAAGCCTGCACGCGATAGGCTTCAACACGACTTTGTGCCGAGTCCCGACGGTCAAACCAATCGCCTGTTCTAAATAAATTCACACCGATTTTTTTGTCTTTTGGTAACTTTGAAAGCAGCACCATCGATCCGAAGAATTTGTCGGTGGTGATTGTTTGAATCGCCGCGAACAACTTTCTCATGTGAACCGCGCCGTAAACACGGTCAAGCGTCGAAATGTCATCAAAAATGTTATTGCTCACGCCGTCCAAAATTACGTTGGCAGTCATGCCGCCACCGCCGTCAGAAACGTCACTCATATTGTCGGATTGAAGCAGTTTTATATCGGATGCAAGAATGGTCATGATTATTCCGTGTGTTTAAAGTGATATGCCACGATTAGCGGCTTCGCGTAATGCGTCAACAATGGTTTTTGCGTCTATTGGACTTGCGTTTGCGCTGGCTGATTTGCCGTCTTGGAATTTGAAGTTAAGCGTAATTTCTTGATTTTGTTTTGGTGCGGATTCGCCAACGCTGCCACCATTCGAGAATCCTTGTGGTTTTTCACCATTATTGATTTTGTCGAGCGTATTCACGCCGATTTTATCAACCGCATCCGCTTTGATGACATATTCGCCATTGGATAGCATTGCGGGGATTTCGTCTGACGTGCCAGTGCCTTTACCTTGAATGTGTCCGCCAGCGGCTTTGAAGAATGGCTTTTTGCTTTTGTTTGAGGTATCTGATTCTTGAATCTGTTTAAACGGCTCTATTTTATGAGTGTCACCACGCTTAATTGCCGCTTCTAATGATTCGACTACGTTTGCAATCTCGCGTCGTCCAGCTTGAATTTGCTCTCGTTGCGCCATATTATCAACGCCGTACACGGGTGCATCTCTTTCTGCTTTTGTCGCTTTTGCACGCGCTAAATCTCGTTCTTCGCGGCTTATGTCCCCGTTTTCATACTGCACATTTGCCCATCTAACAGGCAAGACACGCATCGTTTGCTCAATGTCTGCATAGTTTGAGCGACCCGTTACAGCACGGTTTGTAAATCCCCACACCGCGCTCACGAATTCTTTTGCTGATTGCGTTTGTGGCTTTGCTTTCTTTGATAAGCTGTCTGCTTTGCCTTGGTAGTCATGCAGGAAGCTATTTAAGCCATCGGTAAATGCTTTATTTTCAGAATTTAAATTGTCGGTATCTCTATGGAGCGCAGCTTCCCAATTTGCCGATTTAACAGAACCGCCAATTGCAAAATGCGGAACGTCATCAATCTGCCCCGCGTTCAATTTCGCCATGAACCCGTTGCCGTACTTTTGGACAGATTCTTTTTTGATAATAAACTCACCAGGTTCGAGCATTGCAGGCACGGTATCACCGCCGCCGTAACCACCCAATCCACCTTCGCGGCGCACAAATTTTGGCATCCCACCGTTTTGAAAACTTTGAATTTCGCCGCCATCTTGGCGTTGTTGAACCGTGTGAACGTAAATTGTGTGGGTGCTTGAGGTAGGCTGTTGGTTGTGTGCGATTGCATTTCTTGGCTCGTCATTATTAACGCCAATGCTATGTTCACTTTTGGTTGGTTGTTTTATTTCGGCAATTTTCGTATCTATCGCGTCTACTTTCGGAACGATATTGTGGGTTGATTCAGTTCCTTTTTGATTTTGGGTAATCGCTTCGGCGGTTTTTGCATTTTCAGGTTTTACTTCGTGACTGCTTTCTGTTTTCTTTTTAAACTCCGCAATTTCGCCTTTCAAAACGGTCGCGTCGCTGTAAATGGTGTGATTACTTTTTGTCTCGCCTTTCAACACTGTTATGTCTTTGACTGGGACTGAAATGTCGGTCGTAACAAAGTGTGTGCTTCCAGTTGTCGCCTTTAACGAATCTATAGCTCTTGCGGGTGCGGTGGTATCAGTTGAAACCAAATGACTGCTTTCTGTGTTTGTTTTTAACCCGTCGATTTTGCTTTGTGCAGCGTCAATTTCAGACGGATTAACGCCAATTTTCAACAGGTGGTCTTTGCTAATTGCCGCATCAACTTCGCCGATTTCGGTCTTCAACTCCTTCATCTTTCCAATTTGAGTTTTTGCGTTGGTTTCGAGCGCGGTGGCTTGCGTTTCCTCGGCAGCTTGCAGACCTTTTGTTGCAGCCTCGGTTTGAGCGATAACTTTGATGTACTGTTCTTTTAGCGAGTGTAATTCGCCCGATTGCGTTTTTTCAGTCGATGCAAGACTCAGAATTAACTGTTCGGTTTGTTTTGATATTTCCTGGGCTTTTTTAAAGTCGCCGTTGGCAAGAGCCTCTTTGTAATCCGAAACCCCTTTCTCGATTTCTTTTTTCTTACTGGCGTGTAATTGTTTTTCGTCCATGCCAATACGTTCAATCTGGAGGATTCCTTTTGCTTTTCTGTCTTCCGCGTCCAGGATTTCATTCGCATAACCGATGGCTTTATCGCGGTGCGCCTGAGCCGCCGCCGTCATTTGGTCAACGGCGTTTCTGTATGCGGTTAAGACCTCAATATCAATTTCTTTTTTTGCGTTGGCGTAATCGCGCTCGTATTCGGCTCGTTTTTGAGTGTCGCCTTCGGACTTTGCGATTGCGTCGTCATAAACCGCCTTTGCCAGAACCTTTTTGTTGTTGGCGGCTTCGGTTAAAACACCCATGACCTTATCGCTTGCAGCAATAATCAGGTCGGTTTCTGCTTTTTCGCGTTCTTCTGTGCTTTGAACAATCGAATGATTTGCCTCGATGTCGAGTTTTAGGTTTTGAGCAATCGCTTCATTTGCTAATTTGTAGCGGGCATCAATCGCGGCGGATTCATTTTTGAGTGCTTCGATTTTTATGGCTGAGAATTGTTCAGCTTGTTGGCGTGCCGTCGCCAAGCGTTCAACTTCTTTTGTGGTGGCGGCGTTCTTTTCGGCTTCTACGCCTTTGATGCCTTCAATCTTGGTAGCGTTGTTTTTTTGTTCTTCTATCGTGGCATTACTGGCAGCGGCTCGTTGTTCATCAAAGGATTTCGCTAAAAATGCAATTTCGGCTGCATATTTCGCCCGTCCTTCTGCCGTTAAAATGTCACCGTTGAACACGCTTTTTATGGCGATGCCCATGCCGATAACGCCCTGGGTGACGTTCAGCGTACCAATTCTAAAACCCTCGAAATTGGAGAGCCAATCACCGATTGTCTTGCCGACTTCATACGCTAAAAATACAGGAATCGCTCTGCTTAAAAGTCCAACGGCTGTCGCTGCTCGGGTTGATGCTGTTGCAAAAATATCCGTTGATAAAGCCGCTCGTGCCGCTGCCAGTTGGGAAGCACCAAACGCAATCGCAGAACCCGAAAGCGAGGCAGTCATGTTAATAATCGCCTGCACCGCTTTAATTCCCATCACAACTGCGAGCGATTCAAACATCGTCACCAGCAATGGAACGTGTCCCGTGACGAAGGTTGAGAATTTATTAAACCCGCTTGTTAGCGGCTCTAAAATTGGCGTACCGAGGGTGATTTTTAGATTCTCGAATACGGCGAACATCTTTTCTTTTGCACCCTCGAAATTCGAGGTCATTGTGGCAGCGGTTTGACGTGACGCACCGCCCGCGCTTACGAGGTCTTCTTCAAATTTCTTTAACGCTGGCGAGCCTTCTTTCATTAACGCTAAGACGGTCGTTTTCGCGGTATCACCAAATGCTAAAATGGCGGACGCACTGCTTAAGCCCGCCTTTTTCATGCCGTCCATTGCCATGCCAACGTCGGACGTATTGATACCCAATTTTGAAAGTTCAACCCGCGCTTTAGATGTCGGGTCGTTTAACGCGGTTAATGTTGCACCAAGCCCCGTGCCTGCTACTTCGCCTTTGAGTGCGTACTTTGCCAGCACGTCTAGCATTGCAGCGGTTTGTTCAACGGTATAGCCCGCCGCTGCTGCTTGTGCGCCCACGCCTTTGAACGATTCATTTAATCCAACAACGGAAGCATCCGAAAGGTTGGCGGCTTTGGTTAAAACGTCGGCAACACGGGCGGTGTCGCTAAACTTCAAGCCCATAATGCCCACGGTGGCAATCAAGCCCGACGCGGCAACTTCCATCGACACTGATTCCGAAGCGGACACGGCTAAAACGCTGGGGAGTGCTTTCATTGCTTCGGATGCAGATAAACCCGCGCCCGCTAAAATGGTCAAGCCTTGAGCGGCTTCCGTTCCTGACCGACCAAATTCAACACCAACCGTGGTGGCGAACTCGGACAGCTTTTTCATTTCTTCTGATGTGTAACCGCCTTTTGCGGCGACAGCATCGAGTTCTTTTTCAAACTTTGCCGCGCTATTAACCAGGTCTTTGAAGGTGTCGAACGTGAAGTACGCCGCCAATGCGGTCGCTAATTTGCCCGCATTTTCTTGAATTGAGCCTAATGTTGCCGACGCATTATCGCGGGCGTTAATGATGATTCGTGTGATTAAATCAGCCATATTAAACCGCCAATAAATTGATTTTTAAGGTGTAGAAGTCCGCATCGTCGGGCGTTGAGTAATCAATCCACGGCTTGGCTTCTATCGGGTTTTTGGTATGGTTGAAAATGACGTTGAATGTGCTGGCATCGTTTAGCGTCAAAACCATTGTGGGATTAGTGTTTGATTTGATTTGTAAAAGTTTTAGATCGTGGCGACTGATTAGCCCAGACGACGAATCGCCCGACAAAGTAATCAGCCGTCCCGCTTGTTTCGTACCGCTTTGGATAATCAACGCGCCCGTCACGGAGTAGGACTGCGACTGCTCAACTGGCGACCAGTCGAATTCATCAACCCAAATCAAATCTTCTGGGAGCGTTAAACTATCGAGCAGCATGGGTTAAGCGTTTGCGAAGTTGGTTAAAATTTCAAACGGTTCGGGTCTGCCTTCGGGAATAACCATGCGACCTTTCAATTTAATATCAATCGGTTTTTCAGACAGCCAATCAATCGCTGATTCCGAGGTTAAAACCGCGTCCCAGATTTTGATTTCAACTTGCGCGTCATCCGCGAATACGTTTTGACCTTTCATGTGAATAATGCCGCGAACTGACGCTTGCGTGCCGCCTTTGATTGATTCTGCTGTGACGGCGTTGTAGGTGTAAGACACTTTCAACGATTGCCCGTCGGTGATGGCAGACGTTGGCAATACAAAAATCTGTCCTGCCACATAATCGACCGTGTAATCTGTATCTTTGACATAAGTGACCGCGCCCGCGCTGTTTTTTACTGCTAAACCTGTTGCAGCCATGTTGCGGAATGCCATATCCATCCAACCACCTTTAACCGACGTGGCAACTTCATCAACGGCTGCGCCTGACGCTTGGGTAAATGGCACAACTGAACCTTGAAGCCCCATTGCCAACGCTTTCGGTGATGCTTTGTTGAATTCGAGCGTTAAGTCAGACGGTTCTGGCAAGATTGCAGTTGCACGTGGCATACCGTAATTTGCGCGACCTTTTGAAATTGCGTCGAGTTGTTTGGAGTTCATTTTGATAGATAACGCGCCTGCGTTTAAATCAACAAAACCTTGATATGCGCCGTTTAATAAACGATTAAAAAGCACATCGCCTTTTAATAAAATTGCTTCTTGTGATGCTGCCATTGGTGAATCCTCGGAATTTAAAACTGATTACTTTTAAAAATGAATTTGGTTTGAAAAACGTCACTCCAATAGGTCGTGAGGTTTTTGTAATAAGTGGCTTTGCCAGCCATGAACGTGACCCGCGCTGTGGTGTTTGGAGCTTGCCAACCGCGTAACGCTTCGTGCGTTTCAGCACGGATTTCCTGTAGCAGATTGTTGTTTTCTGCACCGCGTAAATCTTTGACGCTTTTAACCGCAATCACCACGCCGATTTGCCCCGTCATTTCTTGGGAATAACCGCGCTGATTCAGCTTGCCATTGGTGATGTCGCCGCCGTCTTCGTGCATTTGAATAACAAACGCATACGGTGGCTGGATTGAGGTTGGCATTTCGATGTCAAAGTCCGAAACTACATAAACTTTATTGTTCAACAACGGGCATTCGTCTTTTAAGCGTTCAACGAAATCGTTAATGTCCATTACATTCTGTCCAACAAATCGCTGGTGAATATCTGCGCGGGTGCTGATAATTTTGGCACTTGCAAACCCACGGCAGGCGGTGCTTCAAGCGGCGGTACGCCCAGCAACGCTAACAGCGACGACTTGTGCAAATGCACCTGCTGAAAGAAAGCAATTGCTTCTTCATAAGCAAGTCGCACCGCAGGAATTACGCCGATGTCATACAAATAAAACCGCGTCATGTCGCACGCGCACCGAACAACAAAAGGGCTTGGCGTAGCAATGGGGAGGGCAATCAGTCCAACAAGATAACTGTCGATTTTGGCACTGGCATCCGCGATGGCTTGATTCAAAATCGCCTCATTCACATCGCCGCCCATTTCGCCTGTCTTGTCGGATAATCCTGCGACCTCCTCACCCCAACCGCGAGCGATTAAATCTTGTTCGGTGCAGTACATTTACGCTTCCGTCAATTTGATAACGGCTGCTGGGCGAGTACACAAATTCAGCGGGTTTGATTGCGCTTCGATGTTCACGCCTTTATTCATTTCGAGCGGCTCAATCTTCGCGTAAAACGGTGAGCCGATAGAGTTCACAGTTTCCCAATAGTTCGCAGGTGCAAAGCGGGTGATAAACAAATCGATAACGCCTTGTGGCACGGCATACGCTTCACCGTCAGGGATTTTTACCACCGACGAGCCGCGATAACGCTCGAACGAAACGCCACCGAATGAAATCGGATTGCGTGGGTCATTGCGTAAATCGGCGGCAGCGTTCCAGTTCAATACGGTGGTTTTAAGCGCGTCATGTTCGATTAAGTTTTTCCAAAACGATGCACCGCAATAAACTTTGATGCCACTAAACGCCAAACCATCAAGCGATAATTCGATGGCATCAATGACTTCTTGGACTTTGGTTCGCACTTTGGTTGCCGAAGTCGTCAACGCCATATTCACCGTGGTTTGCGATACGCCGAATTCGGTAAATAACGAACTGACATTACCTGCCGCATCGTAATAACTGCCCATGATGGCGGCTAAACGATGGGCTTCGATGGTGTATTCAATTTGGCGTTTCATTTTTGCAAGGCGTTCGTCACGGATTGTGTTCACCGCTTGCGCTTGGTTTTCGCTACCAAAGGCACGCACACTTTGAACTTCGTCAGCCATAATCGTTGCCCGTTCAGGCAAATGCGGCACTTTGATGGTACGAATGGTGCGTTTATCACCCAGTACCACTTGCCCTGGGGCGTTACGTGGCTGCACAGAAACTAAACCGATAGTTTTACCGTCAGATTCGATTGAAACGTCGAGCGTTGAAATACCAGAGCTTTGAAACAATCCACTATTTTCGATAGTTGTTGGTGTGTAAGGAATGGCGTTAATTGCGGCGGTTAAGCTAAGAAGCGTAAAACCGTCGGCTTTGAATGGGTCAAGAAACATTTTTTATCTCACGATGATGTTTTGGGTTGCAAGGGCGACAATCGCAGCCGCTTTATTTGGTGCGGTGATGCCTGTTTTAAAAATCAATTTCGCATTCGCCACTTCGGCAAGGCGCGTCAATACAGTGCAAGCGGTGTCTGCCAAGGTTGCATCGGTGCTATTTCGCAAAATCGCGCTGGCAACTTCGCTGCCGTCAGTTGCCGCATTGTTGTGTAACGTGTATTTGCCTGACGCAGTGATTTTGCCGAGTACCGTGCCGACGATTAGGTTTTGACCTGAAATCAAAACGCCTTTGTCGAACGACATAGTTTCTTCATCGCTGAGTAAAAACTCTGCGCCATAAACGCCTTCGGTTTTGGTAGCCATTAGTTAGAACCTCGTGCGTTCATTTGGGCGTAAATTGCCGACGTATCAAACGCAGGCGTAGTGGGTTTTTCTGCACCGTCTGTTGCTTGTGCGCCGAATAAATGCGCGGGCAAGTTAGGTTTTTGTTCACCTTTTTGAGCGATTAAATCAGCAGAAATGGTTTTGAATTGTTCCGCGTTAAAACTCAAATACGGCGCGGCTGTCGCTTCGCTGTATTCACGACCTAACGCCGTGAACAATGTTTTAACTTCAATTTCGCGTGTGGCTTTTTTTGCAGCTTCTGCGTCGGCTTTAAACTGCACGTTTTCGGTTTCGAGCATTGCAACTTTGTCTTGCAGAGCTTTTGCTTCTTCGGGTGTCATGGTGGATTCCTGTGGTTTTGTGGATTGAGCGTTAAAGACGGTGGCGGAGGTTTTGTCGTCTGCACCCATCGTGACAAACGACACCTCTCTTATGCGGTTGTTTTTCAAAAGCGCGAGTTCGCCTGTGAACGATTGCCCATTGATGTTGTGGGTTTGTGTGCCGTTTAGGTTTTCAGTCGATGCGGGGAAGATGCCGACCGACAGTTGCCACTTGATGCCACGGTCGGCTTTGGCAGCGATGTCTTTAGCAACGGGGTCGATGTCCGCGAATAACCGTCCTGCGATTTCGATTTGTGTGCCAATGGACACGGTCTCGATTACGCCAATGGGTGAGCCGTGATGATTGAATAGCAGCGGCAGGGGTGTTTCTGCGGTGGTGGTCGATAAATCGAAAGCAACCGCGTTGTACCAAGAATGGTCAGTGATTACACCGCCAGCATAAGCAACGCCTGAAAAGGTACGTTCGCCTGTGGTTGTAGGTTTTGAAAGCTGGAAGTCAGCTAAAAAATGGAGGATTTGATTTTGTGTTTTCATGCGCGTTAGATTGCCCACAACGCACTGGGTTTTCTAATCGCATGGTTTAGTAAAGTACGCGAAAAATAGGCAACAAAAAGCCCAACAGTTCGTCAGGCTTTTTTTGTTTTAAAGATGAGTGGGGTTATTTACCTGACATAAAAGCGTTGTAGCATTCGTCGCTAACTTCGATTTCGTCTGGGATAAAGTCGCCAACGTCACGTCCCATCATAAAACGCTGGGGCTGGGCGTTGATGTAATAAGGTTCGCCATCCTCGTTGAATGGCGTGGCATAAACAATCCAATCGCCCATGCCACCAAGGTAGCAAAATCCCGCATCTTCTTCTTTGATAACGAAGCCTGCATATTTTGGGTGGTTACTTTCGTAAATTCCGCCCATGGGCGGATGGTTTGATTTTTTGCTCATGACTTTGCTCCTTTTGGTTGGGCAGCGCGATTCCGCCGTGCCGTTTGTTTTATTCGGCTATGTCTTGCGCCGCTTTGGCAGCACACAATGTTGCGATAACCTGCGCCAGCGTTTCGTTTAGGTTCGGCGTGCCTGGGAACTGCTCTTGGTGCAGCCCACTGGTTGCGAGTTCAAACAAGATGGCGTTGATAACTTGAGTTAGTGTTTTCGCGCCAAACTCATCGGCAATCTCAACAACCGCCTGTCCAACTTCGCCGAACCCCGTGGCGGCTGCTTTTATTTCGCCAGCAAAAACTTCGTAGTTTTCGCCAAGTCCCGCAACAACCTTTTTTGCTGCCTCGAAAATTACGTCGTTTGCGCGGTCGGTGTCGATGTCGCCGTTTTCGTCGAGTGGAAATCCGATTGTTTCCATCAAATCCATTTGTTTTTTGGCTTCTTCATATACTTTTTTCATGGTCGTTCCTTTGTTTGGTTTTGGTTGGCGGGGGGGCTGTTAATCCCCCGCCGTTTTTTGGTTTAGGCGATGCCCCAGATTACAAAGCGTGGTTTGTTTTGATTGTTGTAATACATCTTGCCCGTTATCAATCCCGCGAACTTCAAGTCTTCCGCTTGGTTTGCGGTAAGTTTCGATTCGCGTTGTGCTGTTGCGATGTCGTTGGTTTCTTTAAATGCCAAGATGAGTGATAAGAATTTGCGGTGCGTTGCGTCTGTTAATGTTTTCATTGGTCTTTTCCTTTTTGGTTAAGTTGGCGGGGGCGTTTAAGCCCCGCCGTTGTGGTTTAAGCCGCTATGCCTGTGAGTTTAAAAAAGAATCTTGGTTGGCGTGAGCCGATGTCAAACTTCGCTTCGCCAGTTACCAAACCCGCTTGTTTGAGTTCTTTAAGCTGGCTGAATGTAAGGTTGGTAGCGCGTCTTGCTTTAGCCAAGCAGCCTGTTTCTGTGTGCGCCGCTTTCAATTTTTGAAATTCTGCTTTTGTTGCTTCGTTTAATGCGTTCATGGTCTTTTCCTTTGTAGTTCGTTGTTTTAAAAGGCTTTTTCGTGCCGTCGGGACACACATTGCCATTCAATTTACGTTGTCAGCAAGTTAAGAAAATAAACCAAACCTTTAAAACGCAAAAAGCCCCGTAACACAGGGGATACGAGGCTTTTAAATAGTTTTCTTAGTACCGCGCTGGCTGCTCAGGGCTGGGATAGGTGCTGTTCAATAATATCAACGATGTCCTCTGCCCAAGCGTCTGGCAACGCCGCCGTTGGCATAAAGGGACGGGCGGGAATATCACCCCACAAATTTGGGAATTGCGCCTTTTTACCGCCGAAGTTCATCATTGCGGCTTGCGGGGCGTTTGTACCCACAACAACCGACTGTGCGCCAGCTTGCACCGTGAACGAGTTTTTTAAAACCCCCGTGTCGCTTAATGGCACACTTGAGCCACCGCGCCGATTCGCAATCGTGACGGGCGATAACGCCTTCCAGTTGATACCGTCAGGCGATTTGGTATCAACGAAACAAAGACGAATGTTAGATTTTAAACTTTGCCCGATAGAGCGCATCGCGGGTTGCAAATTGGTGACGGAGTTGCCTAGCTGCTGCAACCTTGCGTGCATCTCAGCGTTGTCGATTTGAACGGTAATGCCGCTCATCCAAAAACGTCCTCAAACGACTCAATTTTCCTTGTTACGGGTGGGTTTTTTAGGCGTTCAAGTCTACTTAACTCGTCCGACTCCAGCCCCTTAATTCGTGCTGCCTCCTGCTTGTCTTCTAGGTCTTTAAGTGCTGCACCCTCTAAATAAACACGCGGCTCGCGGTCGCACATTCTTTCTGCAAACGCCAGCTCATTGGCTGTCATAATTGAAAATGGGTCGTCGCTGTTAGCAAGCTCGATGGCGCGTAGAACCCACCCGTATTTTTCGTCTGCAACTTTATCGATGTCTTGCCCTGTGTTATGCGCTTCGGACTCCCACCCACCAAGTACAATAATCGCAAACTCTTCCCGTCCTTCATCGGCGCGGCTATCAACCCACGCCTGTGCTTTTTCTAAATTGGTCATTTTATACCTCCTTCAATTTAACAATCTGCCTGTTCTCTTTTTTGTCGAACTCGTTTGATTCGATAACAAATTTGCGCCCGCTTTGAATAAGGATTTCGCTCTCTGTGCCTCCGTATTCTGACAGCATACTTATCTCCGAACCTGAGCCGTTTTTCAAGTCAAAGAAAAACACAGTATTTCCATCGTCCCTGAAATGCGATATTCCCGCCATTTTTTTCGTTGTGCTTGAGAAGTGGTTTTCAGTAACTTGCTCTCCTACGGCGTATTTTTCAAGTTGTTTTGGAGACAGCGACAGGTCGCGCCTGACTACTCCCGAATGAACGTCTAGTTTCTTCAATGCGCCGTTTAGCACTTTCGTGAATGTGTCGGCGGCTTCTGCCTCTGCATTGGTCACAACGTGTGTTGCCCACTTACCGTTTACGGCGTTTAGTCTCCCGAATACTTTGTTTTCAGTATATGAATAAACCGCCTTATGCTCAAGCTCCGACAGACCCATCGCTCTCGCGTATTCCACTCCGTTTTTATATCTTGGACGAGCGAAATATCCGTCATCGACATCATAAAAGTCGAGTGCGGTCTGGAGTTTTTTCGCATGAACAGAAGTGTAATCGTTATAGTGAAGGTCGCCGAACTCTTTGCCGACCGTCACCTTGATTTTCGCCATTGATGGCGTTGGATCTGATAATGAAGGGTTGACCCAGTTGCCGTTTTTATCGAAGTTTTCAGGAAACTTCCACTTCATCGCTTTTATAGTTCCGCTGTCCCACGTTGCGGCGATTGGGTCTTTTTGCGCCCCTTTGAGCAGCGACTTTGGATTTTTATAGCTTCCTGGGACGACTTCTTTTTTCATGTCGTCCCAATCCCAGCTCTCCTCGGTTACTGAGTCTTTGATTTTGTTGCCCGTCTTCACGATTTTTGTATTCAACACGCCATCTTGGAATTTATATGGGTGCGAGATTTGAAGTTTGTCGAGATTCTCAGGAGTAACATACTTGGTGTCTGGGTCTGTTTGTGGCGTTTCGCTGGCTAATTTTTTCGTTGGTGTTGAAACTTGTGCTGGTTTCGGTGCAGGAACAGGAGCGGGCTTTTTCAACACTGTTTTTGGTTTTACGCCGCTTCCAGGGGACGCTTCTTTTTTCACATCGTCCCAATCCCACGTTTCGCCCGTTTTTGTATCTTTGATTTTGTTGCCCGTTTTTACAAGGTCGGGATTAAACACGCCGTCTTGAAATTTATACGGGAACGCCTTTTGAACTTTATCAATATGTTCCTTTGACCACGCCTTAATT